TCAAATTTTGGAACTTTTCTGGAACTTTTTATATTCAATATCCAGCATTCCTAATATATATAATTTTTTTATTATATTAACATTATTATTAATATAATTCAACTCTTTTTCATTAAATAATTTTTCATTTTCTTTAATTCTTTCTTTTACTAACTTTTCTAGATTCATAATATACCTCCAATTGACATTTTCAAGATTAGAGTGTATATTATATTTGTATATTGGTGTTTGTAATATACACTCTTGAGATAGTTTCAGTTCCAGCTGAGCTATCTCTTTTTTATGCTCTTATTATATTACCGTATTCGACAAAATGCAACAAAAATCGTTCGTCAAATGTCGACAAAAGCGTTCGCTGTCAGCGACATATAGCTTTTTTTGAATAAACATTATACAATTAAGAGATACTATTTTTTAAAGGGAGTATTTTATGGTTGTATTTAGAATTAAAGAATATAGAGAAAAAAAGAATATATCTGCTTATAAATTAGCTAAAGATATTAATATATCTCGTTCTTACTTATCAGAACTAGAAAATAGCAAAAAACTCAATGTGTCATTAAAAGTATTGTTCGACATTGCTAATTATTTAGATGTTAATATAAAAGATTTATTTTATACTACTTTTGATATTGAGAATTTAAAAGTAGAAATGTATGAAAAAATTAACAAGTACGGGTTAGACTCTAAAGAAGCATTAGAGATTAGTCAATTAATAGATTTGCTTATTAATATTAAAATGAAAAAAGAACTAGACAACTAGTTCTTTCTTGTTTTTTTATTTAATTCTAAAAAGTTTTTATTTCCACTTAATCTTACTAAGCTTTTTGCAGATAAATAATTAAATTGTACTGCTATTTTATTCCACTCTTTTACAGATATCTTACTGTCATATTGTCGAATAGCTTGTATGCTTTTTTCGTAATCATTCATACTTACCACCTCAATACAATTATAGCATATTATGTTACTTTTGTTTGTCGAAATTTGGAAGTGACTGGAAAAAAATTATACTTTTTGTATAAATATATTGCAATTAAATTATTTTTTTGATATATTATGAACAAGTTGTTTAGACTCCTTCGAGTTGGGTGCATAGATTAGTAGTTTTTACTAATTATAGCATCAACTATTAGTCTATGCACCTAACTTTTCGACAGATTAGTTAGTGCAAATACAAGAAGAAGGAGGTGGAAAACCAATGACAATAAAGTCAATAATAATTGCATTACTCGTTGGTAGCTTTTTCTTGCTGGCTCTGTGTATTTTAATACATAGATGTTCAAAAGATGGGTATTCTCTGAAATATCAATCCAAGAAAAGAAAAATTGAGATTTATCCAAATCCCATAGATAAATCTCAAAATCCTAAAAAAACAACGTTTGAATAAGGGCTTCGGCTCTTATTCTTTTTTATTATAATAATATTATTATTCTTTCGTGTCAATAATATTCACAATCTTTTAATAAAATTGTAATATTTTTGTAATAATTGTTTATAAATAATACCATATGTACTACCTACTGTCAATATTATACCATAATTTTCCTATAAAATCAAGTTTTACATAAAATAATATTTTTGTTCAAAATGCCTAAAAATCAACGCGTTACAATCAATTTTAAGCCGTTTTTATTTTGAATTTGAGTAATTATATTCCTTGATTTTATTGACTTTTGGAGATTTTTCACGTATTATAACGATAAATAAGGAGGTAATAGAACAATGGATCCTTTTAAAGATTTTATAGGTACATTACATACTAAAAACATATTTTTAGAGAAATTAAAAAACAATTATGACATTAAGAAAATAAGCGATAATGATTTTTCTTTTATAGTAACTTTAAACAACGGAGATTCTTATAATATTGCTTATGAATATGTTGGAGACAAATGTGTTCATATAAAAATACTAAGTTCTGAAGAAATTTATAAATGTTTATAAGGAGTGATAAAATGTTTATTAGAGATATAAGATTATTAAATATTAGAGTATTAAATTCAAATGATGATATTTTATATGAAGGTATGGTTGAAGATGCACCAGAAAGTATATTATGTTTAAATTCTATAGGTGAAGTCACTTTTGATAGTGGTGTTATGGTATTACATGTATAAAAAATAGAGCAGTACAATTAAGTACTGCTCGTTTAATTTTAATATTTTCTTACTAAATTACAATAATCTAAACAAACCCAACCACTTGGAGTTCTCGCCCAATTATTTTTTATTTCATATGTATCAAATCTTGTTCCATTGACATATAGTTTTTTTCTTCTATATTGTGTCCCTGGTCCGGTCCTTACATTTAATCCATTTTTTGCATTTACTTTGTATAAACCTAAAATATAGTTAGAAGTATTTTTATTCTCTTCAGATACTATTTTTCTTGTATAATCTAAGCAAATCCAACCTAAATTTGTTTTTCCCCAATTGTTAATTTCTGAATTAATAGTTACTATTGTATTTTTTGTATACCCACCTAATCTAGAATATTTAATATTAGCACCAGAACGAATATTAAGACCGTTTTTTGCAGTAACAACAACTTTATAGTTTGTATTAGTAATATTGCTTGTATTTTCTTTTATTGTTGTCGTAGTTGTATTTTCTTTTATTTCTTTTCTATCATTTTTAAAGCCATAAAAGTTTGTAGCATTCGCATATCTTCTAAAATTATCTATACTACAGTATACTGTATTGTTTTTTATAGATACTTTTCCTCTACGTGTAGATGTATCAAATTTACCGTTATATAAATATGGATCATATATTTTTAGATTATTATCTTCTGCTCCATAAATTACAATTATATGTCCACCATACGTGAATAAACCACTTCCACATGAAGCAATAATATAATTATTATCTTTTAGTAATTCTACTACTCTATTCAAATCTTTAGTATGTTCATATTCTATATTAAAGAAATCTGCAGTCCATCTAAATGCAGATAAGTATGTTCCACTATTAGATGAACGATAACCATTTGCTACAAATAAATTAGCCATAGTATTGGGTGTTATTGTTCCTCTTATTGAACTTACTATCATAGCTGCAGAAGTTGGACCACATCCACTTGTTCCGACAGTTTGAGAATTATCTGAAATTGATGTATAAGGATGATTTTTCCAGCGACTATCTACTTGAGAATAATAAGTTAAACCTGCATATTCTCCTAGCTTTACATTTTCACTTAAATAATCTCCGTTATAAGCAATCTCTCCCTGTTCTTTTAGGCTTTCTTCTTCTGTTAATATTTCTTCTTGAACTTCTAAAGTTTGTTCATCATCTTGCTTTAAATTTGGTATTTCTGTTGTAGATTCATTTTCTATTGCATTTACTATTGTTTCTACTGCCTCTGTTATTTTATTTGCATCTACTTTTCCTGTTTCTTCGTATACAATATAACATTGCAATAATAAGACAACAGCTGTTAATATTCCTATTATTAAACCTAATATTTTCTTTTTTTTCATATTATTTATTTCCTTTCCTTTAAAATTACTAAATCTTCATGTATTTTACTAAATTGTTTAATTGCTCTTTCATCATGCTGTCTAAATTCATTGTTTGTATTATCTAAACTTGTTTTTAATAAGTTTAAGCTCTCTGCTATGTTTTTGTTAGATGCTGATAGTTCTGCAAGTAATTTGTTATTTGCTTCTCTTTCTAGTTTTCTTTCTCCTTGCTCTAATTTCTTTTCTTCTTTACTTTGTGTTTCTTTATCTTTTCTGTCTTTTCTATCAAAAAAAAGAAATACAATAAAAAGAACTGCCATCGCAACAGTTCCTCCATTGTTTAATAATATATTTATAACATTAATCAACTCATCCACTCTATCACCACCTAACTATTTAACATTGCTAGTAACTTTTCAACGTCTAATAAGCTCTCTTCTAAGCTTTTTTCTATATCTGTTAATGTGGGTTCTATTTCGTTTAAACAAGTTAATTCCATTTTATCGACATATTTTGCTTTTTGAAGTTCATAAAATGCTTCTATTTGTTCTCTTGTAAGTGGTGTTACTATCTCTTTTGCTAATTTATATTCTACTATAACTGGTGTACCATTTTCATATTGTGATTTTAAATAATCACTTATTTTAGTTACATCTGTTACTCCTATTTCATCTAATACAAATTGAAAATATACTATATTACCTTCGTTTGAACCTCCACCAAATATCAAAGATTTATTTTGGCTATATTGATCATCAACTGGTAAATGTGAACAAATCAAATTAGTTCTTGAACTTGTATCTCTTCCTTCTAATTCTATGCTATATCTATAAGTTTTATTAGTGCTATCAACATAGCCTCTTCTTGTTATTGTCTCATTTCCAGTAAGTGTTACAGTTTTTCTATTTTGATGTACTCTGTTATTCATAATATAGTCATCTTTATGTATTACTTGTCCTTTATTTAATGAAATATGAATATTTTTTTCTTGATGTTCTATAAAACCAGTATTTATTTTTCCTTTTTCTATCATAAAATTAGTTATGTCATGATTAACGGCTAAAGTAATGTATATACAATTTTTAGGAGTTGTTAATATTCTAGGATTTCCAGTATTAAAAGGCTCTCCTTTTATATAGTTCATACTTTTATCGAAATAACATAAATTTGATACATTATTATCGTTTCCTACAAAACTTACTGTATATTTAGTATTTTCTTCAACTATTGCTTTATAAGTATCGTATATATCACTATTTGTAAGATTTCCATTTCCGTAACCTCTAACTTTATTAGAAAATTCTAAAAATGCTAAATTCTTATTTCTTGCTAAATAATCTATTACATTATCTCCTATATTTCTTATAGAAATAATGTTATTTGGACTTGGTGTTCCATCTTGCTCACTCTTTCCTTCTAACTTTAATCGCTTATTCTCAATAGCATTCTCTATATTATCTTGTAATTTATTTAAGACAAATGGTGATAACGGAGTATTACCTTTCCATACTGCAGGTGTTACTTCATGCTCAATATTATCTATCATTACTTTTGCAGGACTTACTTGGGTTCCTTCTTCAAAATTAATTTTTTCCATATCTTCCTCCCAAAAAAATAAAGCCTTATTTAGCTTCTAATTTTTCTATTCTTTCTATTAAAGATTTTATTAATGTATTTTGTTGTTCTATTTGTTCTTGTTGTTCTTGAACTGCTTTAGTCAATGTTGCAATAATAGGTAATTCATTAATATAATATCTTTCTTCTGTTTCTTCTGTCTTAGGACGTATTATTACAAAGTTAGGATCTATTTTTTCCATATCTTGAGCAATATATCCTATCTTATAATGTTTTCCATCATCTTTTTTATCAAATTCTTTATGTTTAATTTTTTTGATTATATCTAAAGCACATGCATTGCTATTTTTTATATTCTTTTTTATTCTTTTATCTGATGATATATTCTTTGCATATACATTTCCTGCGACGTCTAAATTTCCGTGAATTGCAGCATATATAGAAGGATATACATCAAAAAACACTCTTTTATTATCTGCTCCAAATGTAGCACTTCCATTTATCACCTGCAAATTTCCTTCATCAGTCATTAATATATATTGCGAACCAGTCCCTATTTTAAATGAATTTGATCCTCCAGAATTAGCATAGAATAGAATAGAACTTAATATAGAGATTAATCCGTTTTCTTGTCCATCTAATTGTGAATTTGGTGGAGCAATACTAAACAAACTATTTCCACTTTGTGTATCTTCAAATGTAATTCCATTTAATTCATTTCCATACATTCTAACATTACCAGTTTGTATTCCCGTGCTCATTCCATCTAAAATTAAATCACAATATTTCAATACTAATTGTCCATATATATCATCACTTTGTTTTGTTCCCATATGAAAATTTTTTATGTATAATATTGGATGAAATTCATTATCACTCTTTGTTTTAATTCCCCAAGCCATTCCATCTGAAATATTTTGGCCATACTCTCCATCGACTGCAAAACTAATATAACTATTACTATCTTCTTTGTTAACTCCCATTTCTCCAAATATAGTGGTTCCGTCACTTTTATAGAAATGCTGTCCTGTTTTGTCTAATGCCATCATTACTTTTTTATTACTGTCTAATATTGCAAAACTTGCATTATTATTTATTATCATCATTTGAATAAACTCTGATATTTGGTTCCATGCCAACTTTACATGTTCATAGTTTTGCTCTATTGCTGTTCCTAATTTAGTCGTTTCTGTATAATTTTTTAATTTATCATCTGTATTAGAATTTGCACTATTTATTGCTTCCGTCTTTGCTGTTGATGTTTCTGTTTTTGTACTATATGTTTTACTCACTGAACTAGTTATACTTTCTGCTTTCATATTAATAGCACTATTCATTTCTACTGTTGTGCTGTAATTTTTTAATTTATTATCTACATTTTCTTTAGATGTTTCTATTGCTTCATCTTTTGCATTTTCAAGTTCTTCTAATGTAGAATATGTCGTTAATTTTTGATTTACATTCAATTCTATTTGACTTGCACTTTGATTAATTGCAGAGTTCATTTCAGCATTAGTAACATACATATCAGTAAATTCATTTTTTACTATGTATTCTGCATAAAATTTATTTCCTGTCATATCAGATAAATAAATATAATTATCTCCCTCAAATAACTCAATATTTAAATTTGGTAAAGCTTCTTTTATTGGTTCTTCTAATACGCTTAGTACTTGTAATTCACTTAATGACAATCTACGTATTACATAATCTTCATTTTTTGTAATTATTAAACTATCATAAATATCACCTTTTGTTCTTAGTTCTTCTATATCTATTATATATTCTTTCTTTTCACTTGAAGGATTTTTTCTACTTTGCTTGTCTACTATTATTTTATATTTCACAATAGTTCACTTCCTTCCATATTAGAATACAATCCTTCACTAGGAAATAATTGTTCACCAGGAAATAAATTACTTTCATATGTTTTATTTCCTTTTACCTCTAGCTTTAACACATCTGTTTTTTCTGCACCTTCTAAATATACTTCTGTTATTCCATCTGAATTTCTTTTATATTCTGCTTTATTAGATATAGTTTGCTTTATTCCATCTACATCTTGTTCTACTTTTGTTATTTTCTCTTCATGTTCTCTTGTCTCCTGAGTTAATTGCGTTATCTTTTTATTTTGTTTATCAACTAAAATATAAGCTTTATTTATTCTTTTATCTGTTATGTCTGCATATTTATATTCTGTTTCAGTCTCTTCTGGTTTATCTGTGTAAATATCTTCAGTTAACCCATCTTCAAATACTGTTTCGTTATTAAGTAATATTGTTGGATATATCTTTCCATCTAAAACAAAATTAAATTTATCGCAAGCTTCTAAAAATAAAATTCCTTTACTTTTTATATCAAAAATATAAAACTCAAAAGTTTCTAAATAATTAAACATTTCGTCTATATACAAATCTCTATCGTTTGTACTTAATAGTTGGTTATCTGATATTCTGTATTCATGTAATCCATTTAATTCTATACTTTTATCATCTTTTCTATATATATTGTCGCTTTCTTCTGCCCTACTAAATACAAGTGAATTTATGAAATATTTTTCTGCAATTGTAATATTATCTTCATCTAGATAGCTTTCGTCTATATTTTCATTAGTTTCATTAAAATGGATCATATGAAGTTTGTCGTTTATAAATAATAAAAAGCTACAAGATAATGTAGCAATTTCATCTAAAACATCTCTAAATGTATAATTTATTCCTATATGTAATGTTGGATCTACTAATTTTTCTGAATTGATAAAAGTAACTGGAATATTTTTAGTATTCCAACCTAATCTTTTACATACTCTAATTAAGTAATCTCTTAATTTTATCTTTGTTGTTATATTTAGATCATATTCAATCATAGATTCAACCATTTTATCATATGCTTTAACTATATATGATAATGTATCTTCTTGCCTTTCACTTGGTTTTATTACTGTATAAGTATTATATCCTATATATTCATATCTTGGCTCATTTACTTTTACTCCAATTTCTATATTTATTTTAGAATTTATAGGTATATCATTTTTAGAATCAATTTCTAATTTATTCATTACTGTTTTAAATAAATCTATATTAAATGATGGTTTTATATAATTAAAATTGTCTATATCATTATCTATATTATTTATTTTTACTTTATAATCGAATTGTCTACCATAGGTTCTTATATCATTTTTAAAATTAGCTGTTACGTTTTTCATTCATAATACTCCCTCTTTTTATTAGAAATTACAGCACTATTATAACCTTCTATCTTTCCTAAATATTGTTGTTCCATTTCTTGGTCATTAGAATAACAAGACATATTTACTATTTTCTTTTTTAAATCTGGATTATAAAATGTAACTTTATTTTCTGCTTTATTAAAAAGAGACAGTATAAGTCCTGTCTCTTCTTCATTTAATTTTCTAAAAGTCATTGTTATTTTAGGATAAATTCCTTTTAATGTTCCAGAATTATCTCCAGACAATGCTCTTCCCGTATCTTTCCCCCAAATTTTATGATATCCAAATTTTGCTTTCGTGATATACTGAGCCATCTTTACGTCATCTATAATTAAGCTATCTTTATCTATTAGCATAACTACCTCCCGTTCTTAGTAAAAGCAAGTTCTTGTTGTCTTTTTGCTATTCCTCTTTGTACTGTTCTACTATCAATATTTAATATGAAAGATGCATCTCCACTTCCGATTTTACTTGCTATTTTAGTTGCTAATATATCTAGCCACTCCATATTATTTTCTAGTGGTACTACTGCTTCTTCGCCTGCTTCTCCTATGATTGCGGTTGTTGGTTGTGATATTACACCACCTTTTGCAAGACGTGGAAGATTAAATGTACTTAAATATCCTAAATTTATACCAGGTACTGCATTTATTACTCCAATTAATTTATTAACAGAACGTATAGGTGCATTTAACACATTTTCTATTGTTCTTAATACTGTATTTACTATTGATTTAAAAGCACTTGATATGATACTACCTGTAGTTTTTCCTATATTTGAAACCATTGAAGTTATAAGATTCCACACTGTTTGTGCTGTTTTTTTCATAAATTCCCATATATTTTTAAATATGTTTTTTATATTTTGCCATGCACCTTCCCAATTTCCACTGAAAACATTTTTTATAAAAGAAATAATTTCATTAAAATTAGCTTTAATTCCATTGAACATTGCATCAAACCAATCTAATATACCTTGTAAACTATTAACTATTGTGTCGTATATATCTCCTATCGTATTTCCAAACATTTCATGAATCCAGTCACTTTTTCCAGTTAACCAATCAATTCCATTTTGAAAAAACTCCTTTATATTATCCCAATATTTAACTATTGTTCCCCATATTAAAACAATAGCTCCTGTAACCGCAATAGGTAAATTACCTATTATTACTGCCAAACCTAATATTGTCACTCCTATACCTTGAATAAACTTTCCTAGATTTGTAAATGTAGGACTTTCTAGATATTTTTGTAATGCTTGTATTGAATATACTATTCCTTCTATTATAATACCTATTCCTAGACTTTTTATTCCACCTAGACCTAATTTAAATGCTAATATTCCAGCTGTCATTCCTGCTAATAAAGATAAAATCAAATCTTTATTATCTATAATCCATTGCAACCATTCAGGTACTTCTCCTTGAATATCACTCATATTCATACTAGGTGTTGTAATTTCTCCGCCTTCAGATGCATTACTTGCATTATCTTGTGATATGTTCATTTCATCGAAACCTTGCAATGATTTTTGAATTTCTTTAGCTGATTTAGCTGTTCCATTTGCTCCTTTTTGCATTTTTTGAAAAGCTTTAGCACTTGAATTTGCAAATAAGTTTACTCCAAACCACGCAATTGACATTGCATTTATATACGATAATGCTGTATATAATAATTTTACTAACCATTGCACTGCCGGTGCTATTGCATTCGCTATGCAATATCTCATATATTCAAAATCAGATGATACTTGACTATTATATTGAGATACCATACTTATAGCACTTCTTACAGCTCCCCACGCAATTCTTATTCCTGCTATTGCCATTGTTAGCTTACCTATTTTGCTTATTTGCTTTTGTATCCCTGTTCCAACATTATTTAGTCCATTTTGTATTTTTTTTAAATTAATTTGCTCTATTTTTTGTTTAAATTGTGATATTTTCGCATTATTTTCATTTTGTTTATTTTTTATTTTATCTAATTTAGAATATACTTTTTCTATCTTTGGTGCTTGCTTATCAATTTCTTGTGTTATTTCTGCATATTTTTGTTTCGTAGATGAAATTTGAGAATTGATTAAATTATAATTTGACATTTGAGAATCTGGTATAAAACCATTAAATCGACTTGAAAAATTTGTCTTTTCTGCTTTTAATTCTTTGATTTTTTGTTTATATAAATCTGCTTTGTTGCATAATTCTTCGTACCTTTTTATTTCTTCTTGTAAGCTTTCTTGTTCTTTGCTCGATTTTGCATTATCTGTTTGTAAGTTTTTTATTTTATCTTCTAATTCTACTATACCCTTATCTACTTCTCTATTATCTATTTTTGTTTTTATTTTCAAATATCCATCCATACTATCACCTACCTTTTAGTTGTTGTTCAAATAAATCATCTAATCTTCTTTCTTCAAATGTTTTTATTTCTTCTTCCTTTAATGCTACTTGTTCTTTTTGTTTAATCCATTTTTCTCTTTCTTTGCTATCTTTTATTTGACTTATGTCAAAATCTCTAACAAATCTAATTCTACTTAAAATACATTTTTCTGTAAGACCACATAATAAATCATAGAATTGCCACCAATGCATTTCTGTATTTGATAAATTTAAATTATAATCACTAAAAAAAGAAGCTTGAATATAGCTCCAATCTTGTTCAAAGTCCATATTTGCTTCTTCTTCACTATTATTTTCTTTTACTTCCTTACCACAATTTAAATATTTAAGTCCTATTTGTAATAATTCGTTCCAACTTTCACTATGATTTATTCCGTCATCTCCAAATAATAAATATATTATTGCTAGAGCTCTTTCTTCATCTGATACATCACTTTTTGAAATTTCTTGACATTTTAAAGCTGTTCTATAATCTGTGTTTATTTTATATTTTTTACCTTTTATTTGTACAAATTTAGGATAATTAATCATTAGTTAACACATCACTTTCAGTTACTTTGTATTTTTCTTTTATTCTATCTGTCATATTAGTAACTGTTAATTTTAATTTATCGTAATGAGGTTTTAACATTTCGTCAATATCATCCCACATTTCCCAGTATGGATTTTTACTATTTAAAAATTTTCTTGTTCCACCTTCTCCTAAAAATAAATCCATAGCATATTCCATATCTTTATAGAATTGCTTTACTGCATTTACTTTTTCTTCTTCCTTTGAACTTAAAAGTTGTTTGCCTTTATGATCTTGCTTTCTATCAATTATCACAAATTGATTTTTTAATTTATTTCTTGCCTTCTCTATTAAATTTATACATCTATTATATTTTAAAGGTAATTCAATATCTCCGCAATCAAATTCTAGAAATACTTCATTACCATTGTTGTCTAAAATTATATTCCCTTTTTCATCTATAAGTCCTAGTTTTAATATATCTTTTCTTTGTTTTAAATTAATATATTCCATGATTTCCTCCATAATAAAAAACACCTACATAAAAATAGATGTTTCTTTTATTACCAACCCGTTATTTCTACTAATTTATAGGTTGTCACTTTTTCTGTTACTAATCCTATTGCCTTATATTTCCACGTTGCATTTGGTTCTAAATTATTAATATTATCTACTGCTGTTCCTAATTGTGAACCATTATCATCATATAAATTGAAAGTTACTTGTACATATGAATATGTCTTATTTGTATTATTCTTTATTTCTCCTTCAATATATGTTGTTCCTATTGCATCTGTAGTTTTATTATCTGATATTAATGTGAATTTTTCTTGTTGTTGAGTACTTGTAGGTGTTGTGTTATTACTTTCTCCTGATGCTATTAAACTTATTCCTAATACTAAGATAATTAACCCTAATATTACTCTTAATCCTGTATGTTTTAATTTTTTGCCACATTTTGGGCAAATTTTTGCACTTTTACTAACTTCTGTTCCACAATCTTTGCAAGTTTTCATTGCCATGTTAAATTCCTCCTTTTATCTTTTATAAAGGAAGTATAATATATAATAATCGCAAAATTTGTCGAATTTTGCGATTATTATAATTTTTTTGTATTTTTTATTCATTTTCTGTGAATGTTGGTGTCCCATTTGAAAATGTTACTTTTCCAAATTTAGGATCCCCTTGAGTTTGTATTTTATATTTTAATTTTAATGCACTTCCGCCTTCAATAGTATCTGTATCCGGTACTATTAGTACATTAAATAATCTTGCATCATATTTTGGTGTTGATTCGCTTTCGTTTACCCTGTATTTGTATACTTCAAGCATTTGTGTCTCACATTCTGAACCTTTTGCCATTTTATACATCAAGTCGTCAACAAATTCGAATACTCCGTCGCCTTTTATTGCTGTTTGTTCTACATCTGATCCTAAAGAATAACCATCTAATGAATGTCTTTCATTTTCTTCTATTATCCAATGTTCATCAGTAGTTTTTGCTCCATAATTATTCTCATTCGATGTAATACCTCTACCTACAATATCCCATTTAGCCGTTGGTGCTTTAGGTGTTGTATTTAAAAATTTTACTTTAGATGTATTTTTTAATCTTTCAAATTTCACTTCTGTTTCAGACATTATATTTTCCTCTCTTTCATCATTTTCTAAACTTAATAAATTAACATTTTGCGGAGTTTCTGCTATGACTTCTTTGTTTTCTTTTGTCGCCATGTTATACCTCCTTATAATATTTTAAATAGCATTGTATACGATAAATAGCTTCATTCGCATTCGTTGCAAATATATAGCCATTTGTAGTTGCACCTATTTCATATATTCCTTCTATTTTAGGATATATTTTATTATTATTATTTTTTACTAACCAATTTCTAAAATTTTCAAAAAATTTAGAATTATCTATATTATTTTGGATATCTTCATTCCAATACAATTTACTATCAAAAGTAAATAAAAATTGATAATCTCCACCTATTACATATTTTTCAATTACTGGATTATATCCAGCATTTTCATTTATAGAATACGTTTCTACTTTGTCAGTCAGATATTCTATATTTAATTCAGCATATTCTTTTAAGTAAGGGCATTTACTAATATAATCTCTTACTGCATTAATCATAGCTTCTTCTACTTGATTACTCATCTATCTATCTCCTTTTGTCCTGCATTTAAAATATCTTCGAAATGGTCTGCTAACATTCTTTCGACAAAATGGTCTCCTCTATTTGCTCCTCCGTGATACTTTAATTTTTTACCACTTGGAATTTTCTTTATTCCTAGTCTGCTCCAATATCTTCCACTTATTGGATCATGAAATGCCCCTATTTTATATTTAGGATCTACATATAGATCTCCTTCGTGTTGATAATGAGCATAAGGAGTATTTATATTTATTTCTCCTGAACCTACTTTTGTAGAATTATACATGCTTGTTATCATTTGGCTACTATCCATAGGCATATATTTATCTAAATTACCCATAAATACACTATCTATAACTTTCTGTGTTCTTCCGCTTTCAAGACCATACTTATCAATAATTTGTTGTTTTTGAATACTATTAAAAGCCATCATATAATCCACTTTCATCTTAAGCTCCTTTTATAGCCCAATACCACATATCCTCTGAACCATAATCTTTAGTAGCAATATTTGTAATTTTTATTACCTCTTGATAATTTTCTAATAATTTAGTTATAGTAGTAAATTTTTCTACTTTTCCTTTTACTAAATAATCATCATTTTGTAATGTCCACGTTTTTTGCTCTTTTCTAAACTCTTCTGGCTTTTGGTATTTCGCATTCCTACTATCATTTATTAGTATTCTTGCAGACAAATCATCATTTTTAATTATTTGCGTTCCATTTATTGATATTCCATCATTAGAACTCCAAAAACCTTTTACATAGCTTACTTTATATGATTTTTTATGGTTGTTGTCTATGTATTGATTTATTATAGTTATATCTTTATCAAATACATCTTCCATATCAAACACCTCTGTATAATAAACCTGTATGTAAAAGATATAATCTAATTTCTTCTATTATTTTATTTTTTTGGTTAGAAATTTCTTTTTCTAGATCACTTAAGTTAGAAGTATTAGCAAATGTTCTTGATAAATCTCCTACACTTTCACTAGAAACTACCTTATCAACAGCATCACTACTTACTAACTTATCTTTTCTTGTCTCTAATTGTTCGATTTTTAACAATATATCAGCAACAGAACAAGTTGCCATTTGTACTTCATCTTCACAGCCTTTAATATCTCTATTGAAGATGTTTTTTTGTACTTCTGCACTTGCTCTTGTTACTAATTTATTAAAATCAGTTTTGGGCATGTCGCCCTTATATGTATCTTTATAAAAATCATAATCGGTATAATTTATCATGCCCTCACTCCTCTTATTTTACTTTAATATTTCTAAATACTCCTGCTTTTAGTGTATTTTTAAGAACAACTGCAGCAACCATTTCTACGTCTCCTTCTTTAACTGTCCCAGGGGCTTTCATATCTGGTAAACATGTACTTAAAACTCCTGTTCCTGTTGGTGATACACCATGGAAACCATCTTTTGCTATTTGAACAGCATATAAGTCTGTTAAGCCCTCTTCTGAAATTTTAACACAAGGTGTTGTATTTACACCATCAAAATATTCTTCTAAATCAACTAATGGTATGTTATCCCACATATCTATGCTTCTACCAAATGAATCCTCTGATTTAGTATAATATCCTGCTCTTCTTGCAATACCTTTAATTTTTGTAATTAATTTGTTATTTCCTAAAAACATTGTTGGCTTACCTTGCATAATAGAAACGAAGTCATCCATTTTGTCTAAAAATTCTTGATAGTTATCATCCATTTTTTTAGATGTTGACAAATCAAAGGCATTTTTTAATTCATAATATGTAGCTATATTGGCTTTAGCTGGACTTTCAACTTTTGTATATTTGTATGGAGAACTTGCAGTTCCTGACCCACTTCTAGTATAATAAGTCTTTCCTTCTACTATATCAGTATCTGTTGTTTGTGCATATTCAGATGCGTTGTATTCTGTACTAGACCCCTTTAGCATAACATCTAATCCGTTAAATTCATCCTCATTTACTGCTTCATTTCCATTTATTACTGTATTATGGAATAAATTTATAGCTCCTTTTATTTTTTCTTTCATTTGGAAGTCTAATTCATCAACTGCTCCAGATGTATTTATCAATACACGATCAATTTTAAAATTTCCTCCAAATATTTTCAAATCAGCACTTGCTTTTTCTCTTTTAGCTTCATTATTTGTATATGAGCCATTTATTTTTCTAAATCCTGCTGTTGATGGTGTTTTTAACTTCGTATATCCATAAGTTAATGTGCTTCCACCTGTTCCAGGCGCTACTGCATTGTCAAATACTAGCTTATCTAGTAATAAAGACCCTCTTCTAAATTCATCAATGACTGCTTGGTCTACTTTATCAGCCATTCCTACTTTTGCTTCTTCTAATGTTATCATAATTCTTTCCTCCTAATTTTTATTTAAATTTTTCTTTTAAAGCTTCTCCAAGAGATAATTCTTTATTATTAAAATTTGGATTATTATTTGGATTTGCTCCTGTAAATATTGGTAAAGGATTATCATTGTCAAATAAATAATCGTGGCTTTCCTTGATAGAGTTTACCTGATCCTCTAACCCTTCCACGATTTCAAATTTGTCATTGTATTTAACCTTTTCCATATCTAGCATTTTACTTAAAATGCTAGTGTCTTTTGCTTTATACTTAGATAAAGCTTTGTCTAAAGCATTTTGCTTTTTGAAAACTTCAATTTCTTTAGAACCTTCTGTTTTTCCTCTTTCATACTCAGCTGTTTTAATAGCTTCGACGTCTACTTTTTCAAGCTCAGCTATTTTGTTATTCTTTTCTGAAATAGTAGTGTCTTTAACATTAATTTGTTCTGTTAAGTCATCTACTCTTGCTTTTAGAGATGTAACATCCTTTCCGTTTTCATCCATAATTTTTTGGATTACTTCCGCTTCCAGTCCTAAATCTTCTAAAAATTTTCTTTTCATATTTTTCCTTTCTCTCACTACGATTTTTACGACTTTTTCTTGTCATGTGAGCTTGCATTATTACGTCCGCAAGTAGACAAAATTATATAAAAATAGAAGTTCATTTTTGAACTTCTATGTTTTAGCTATTTAATTATTATAGTGTACACTCCTACGCCACTTCTGATATCGGTTACCCCTGTATTTTATTCGCCTCGGATATTTCTATCACACTTAGTGTCTACCTATTCCGCCACCTCATATTTTTTATTAATCTTCTATTTTTCTAATTATTCTTTCTTCTGGTATCGGAGATATTCCTGCTATATAGCATTGTTCTCCTCCTATACTTCCTTGTATGTCAGTTATAATTACAATACAACCGTTTGTTAATTCTACTTTGTCTCCTATTTTATATTTCATTACTTTATCACCTCTTTTATTTCATCTTGTCTTATAGTCTCTGTTTCATATTCTGGATATTCTCCTGTATCATCTACTAATATATCAGCTTCATACGCTTTTCCTTGCTCATATATTTCCACTATTGTTGCTTTTCTACCATCTTTTAATATCACAATATCAAACATTTTTATTTTCATCATTATTACCTTCTTTCCACTTTTTACTTGTTACATATGCACTTGTCATCTTAGTCTTTTTCGTATCTTTATCTATTATCCAAGCTGTTTTTACATTTGCATTCTTACCGTTTTCTCCTGTCAAATTCATTATAATTTCGTATCTTGTACCATATCCCAAATCTGGCTTTTCTGTTGCATTAAACTTATTTATATTAGTTCTTATATTCTCTATCAATTTATTTGAATTGCTTAAGTTATATCCTAGTGCTTTTTCAAATGCTTCTGCCTTATTTTTATCTTTTAATGGATTTAATGCATACTCAGTAAATTTTTCTTCTGGTATTATGGCTTCTTGATAATTTGGTAATAATATTATATCATTTTTTTCTTTTATTGTCACATTTTTATATCCTTTTATATGTTCCCTTGTATAATCTCTCTTTAATTTGTTTTCTTCTGTAAATGTATTTAATCTATCTTGCCATTCTTTAGCTTTTATACTCGATTTTTTATAGCCTTCTTCATCTTCTACTTTATTAGCAATTACTTGTTTTCTTTTCCATCTACGAATGCCATTTTCCAAGTATCTTTGCTTCTGTGTTTTTTCGTATTCTTCCTTGTTTTCATCATAGGTAAATCCTAAATCTTCTTTTTTTGTGGAGCCATACCAAACAGTAAATAAGTGCTTGCAGTTAATACCTACTATTCCTTGAACGTCTCCATAATTGCAATGTTCCATAAAATCTGGTAGTTTCTTTTCTTCTTCTGTGGCCTTTCCATCGTAGTTCCAACAGAAGAATTGTAATTCTTGCCACCAAGCATGATTTGTATAATCTTCTCCTCCATCGCCAGTTCTTGCTCCAAAGTGATTAGTAACTCTTACTATGTGATTTCCACTTTCTTTTATTGCTTCTTCGTTTACTTTTCCAGCTAGTCTCCTAGTTGCAACTAATAAATCACGTCTTATTGTTCCTACTACATCATAATTTCTTATCAATCCGTTTTTATCTTGATAGGTAAGTATTGATATTCCTTTATCGCCTAATTTGTCTAAACTTTCTAATATTGCTTCTTGATAACTACATACTCCAGCATTTGTCTTTATATATGTTTCTGTTATTATATCTGTGTATGTCTGTCTTACTTGTTCTTGTATTGTTTTATTGAGATTTAAAAAAGTCTTTTCTACTTCATTGTAACTATATTTTATTAATTTTTGTATATTTGTACTATTTATAATCTTTTCTGGATTTAATAGTGCATTCTTTTGAGTTGCAATATTTAGTTGTTCAATTGGTATTGAGTTTACACCGATATCTTGCATAGCCTTTAGTAATTCTTGTTTTGTTCTCCCTGTATATTCTTCTAATAGCTTTAGTGTTTCATTATTTAAGCCTCCAAGTTCTTTTAATTTTTCAAAATACCAATAATCACTATTAATAAATTCCTCATTCAAATTAAAATGCTCTGCAATTTTCTCTATTACTTCTAGTTCAAATTTAGAGTATATACTTAAAATAGGCTTAATTGCACTTTGTATTTTATTTTCTATCATATACTATTCCTCTAGTTCTTCATTTGGTATTCGTTCTTTGCTTCGCTCTCGCATTCTATTTACGTATTTTGTTGCTTCTTCTTCTGAATAATCTCTTGTTTGAACAAAGTATTCTATATCATCTATTAATTTAGCATTTCTTTCCACTAATGCTTGTGATTGTTTTTTTTCGCTATCTACTAAAATACTATCGTCAAAATCAAAGCTTGCATTTGCTCCAACTTTGTGTTTTATTCCATACAAACTCATTAAAACATCTATACTATAAATTAGATCCTCTAATGCGGTTTGTAATGCCCCCTGTATATCTGAAACCGTTACATAGTAATCTTGTTTAGAAGTTTTTATTTCTTCTACTCTTTTTTCTACTTCTGTATTCTTGCTTAATATTCCAAATGCCAAACCACATTGACTTTCACATTGTCTTAATAATTCATTTAATCCATTAAATAACGAGGTATCTCTTATTTGCGGACTAAATATATTCCAACCTCCTTCAGGTCCTAAATCTAATTTTCTATATAATCTTTTTTTGCCTTTAGGTAATATATCATTACCATTTTCGTCTCTTTTTAATGCTGTTTCATCAACATCAATAGCAAGTTCAGAACCTTCATATTCCCATAAAGTTCTACTAAATTGTTTATCTATTTCTTCTAGTGTATCAAGAGCATTTGCAAATATTGCAACTCCAACTGGACTTGTATTGTCAACAGGATTTGCAATAGGTATTTTAAAATATCCTCCTAATAGTTTGTTGACATGATTGATTTGTATTTCATCCTGAATGTTGTTCCAATCTTCTACTGAATTAAGTGGTATTTTAGTCCCTAATATATTGGAATTGTATATTGTAGTTTTATATGCTTTGTTTTTTATAGTTAATGTTGTATCGTTGAGTTCTTGATATTCAAGTCTCGTATATATCTCTTTTCCTCTTGTAATTTGATCAATAAAAATAGCACCTAGCAATTCGCCGGTACTATCAAACTTTGTAGGTATGAATTTATCTGCTTGTATACAACTAATCTTGATTTTTCCATTACTATAAAATGGCTTGAAGAACATTCCACCCTTTCCTAACGCATACTCTGTATTAGTTCTTATATTCTTAATGAATCTTTGATATGTTTTATCTATTTCTTTATCGTCGACTTTAGTTTTAAATTCTATTGTTACTGCTTTAGCTACCTTTTCACATATTGTCTTGGCAACATGTAATGACTTTACTTCTTCGTCTAGCCAAGGTGCTTTACCATTGTAAATATTAGACCATTTTTCAATGGCAGATAATACCTCATTACTTGTTGATATATCTATATTAAAATCTTTTGCTATATCAGTTGTATTAAACATCTTATTTATTGCTCCTTTTATAAAATTTACCATTCTTTCAAACATAAGGTTCCTCCTATGCAACTCTACTATATTGCTTTATATATCTCTCCCAGCTGTATTCAAACGCATCAAGTGTATCTATATCTGACGTTCCATCATCTAGTCTTTCATCTTTTCCTTGTTCTTTTGGCTTGTCATTATATACTGCATTTTCAAATGCTAATTCTAATGTGACACAATCGTGTGTCATAAAAAATCTAAAACTAGCCATCAAACTTGTCGTACATCTAATTCTATCTATTATTTCTTCTTTAATACTATTTCTTACAGATATATGAGGATATTTTTTTGATACCATAGTCTTTATTCCATTTATTAGTGTTTGCTCTGCACTATCTGGATATAACATACTAACTTGTCCATATTTATTTTGCACTCTTTCTATGAATAAATCTAATGCATTATATAATTGTTGTGGTGTCATTCCAGTCGCTTCCAATCTTTCTGACATCAAAGCTGTTAATTTTGAATAATTATTTTTTAGACCGCTTGCTACAAATGTGTGTGCTGAACCATTTCCACCAAAATCTATTCCAATTTGTATAAAATCATAGTCTGGATTATCTGTATAATAAGCTTCTTTGTTATCGCTATAAATTGTATAAATAGATCCTTCTGCAGTTACCCACAAACCTAAAATATTTCGTTTATAGAATACTCCAACAAACATTCTTCTATATCTTTCTTTTACTGCTTCTGATAACGTTAAATTATCATCCATTGTAAAATGTAAATATAATATGTTTTTTTCTTGTATCTTATCTATATATTCTAATTTGAACCAATGATTTGGATTTTTAGGATTACAATTAAACCAAAATTTAGCACCTTCAACGCTTAATCTTGCTATACCTTGTTCAACGAACGATTGTGGCATTAATGCTACTTCATCAAAGAAGATACCGGCTAATGTCATACCTTGTATTAGATCTTGGCTTGATTCATCTTTACCTCCAAACAAATAAAAATAGTTAGTCTTTCCATTTTTACTAACTATTAATAAATTTTCGCTTCTTTTATGTTCATATCTATATTTAAGTGAATGTAATTGTTTTTTTAACGTATTTATAACATTTCTATTTAAAGAACCTATGGTTTTTCCACATATAGCAAAATCACACTCATCATAATTCTCCATAGCCCACATTACAAAACTAGGTGCCATACTTATAGTTTTGCCACTTCTTACAGCTCCATCTGCTATTATTCCATCTTTATCTTTCATAGGTGAGTTAACGTTCCACCAAGTAAATACTTTTAATTGTTTGTTAGACATTTGTTTCCATTTGAAATTTGCTTTATTTTTCTTCTTCATTCCAAATGTCCTCCGTTTTTCCATTTAAAGCTTCTATAAATGAATTATCATTTTCGTCATCGTCCTCTTTAGTTCCTAATATATCACTTAAGTCCTTCAATGCAGAGGTAAGCTCTTTTAGTCCTTTTCTATCTATAATGTCTATATATGACTTTATTTCTTCCTCTTCATCTATTATTTCTTTACTTGGCTTGCACATATCGTAATTGTATTCTACTGTCTTAGTCTTTTTCTTATTTCTTGCTATATGCATATTAAGTTCATTATTAGCTTGTACTATTTTACTTAATAAATCATTTGCTACATCTTTTACTTGTATTATTTTATCAGCTTCTTTTTCGGACTCTTTCTCTATTACTTTTTCAATTACTTTAGTACTTTTTTTGTCCTCTTTTAGTACCTTTTTTTCTTTCCATCCTTTTGTACTCTTTTTAGTACTTCCGTTTGATTTTATTCCTTTATCTTTCAGAAAGCTACTTACTGATTTATAATCACTTAATATGTATTCTTTTTCTAACTGCTTCCAGTCATATTTCGCCACCTCACTCACCTACTTTATTTTGCTTTAATTTATATTTTTCGACACTTTTTGACATTCTTTTCACTCTTACTTTGCTACAATATTTATAGAAAGTGGGGTGAAACATATGGAATTAAGTCAAGCTACTACTAATATGGTTACTGCATTGATAGATATTAAATGTATAACAACTGCTGAAGAAGCTGCTGAAGCATATAAAACTATTTATGCAGCTGTTTCAAATCCATATAAAGGTTAACTTAATTATAGGAGCTATAAAATGCTCCTATTTTTTATATCTATATCTTTTTAAAATATTTGTCTACTATATTTCTTATAATATCGTGTGAATTTGATATTATATCTACTACATCTTCTTCATTGTAATTTCTATCTTGATGTGTTATATATGTTAATATATAGCAATGTCCTAATTCGTGTAACAAAGTACTTCTTTTTCTATCAGCACATAAATCTTTATCTAAAAATATTTCTTGTGTATCTGCATATGTTAGTCCGTAATATTTCCCGTCTGTTATTGGATTTTCAAAATGCTTTTTTAATTCTTCTTTCATTTTTTGTTGTGATAATTCTTTTATGTACCATGTCTTGTTATTCATTTTAAATTTCATTGTTTTTGCTCCTTAAAACACTCTTTCTTTTTCTTGCAGTCTTTGCATTTTCTCTTCATACACTCTTTATAATTAAATCTTGATTTTAACTTCTTATATGTTTCATTATCTGTTCTTTTTAATATTTCTTCTATTTTCATACTTTTTCCTCACAAATTTCTTTATACTTACAAATATCACATTGTTTTTTAGCATCTACTATACATTTGTTTCTTTTTATTCGTTTCTTGTAATACTCTTCTCTTTTCCAATCTGCTATTATTTCTGCAGCTATAGTACTTCCTTTTCTTTTCATATCTTTCTCCTTTGTTTTTATATAAACACTATGTAATGATATAAATTTGCGTTATTGATTATTATTTGTGTTACTATAAGCAAATAATCAAACCTTATAGTATTTCACTTGTTTTATTAGTTTGCATTCATAGGTTTAGTGTTTTCTTCACTACATACCTTTATATCACTACATACTATCAATTAAATTATGCATAATAAAAGAGCTAGAATATATCTAACTCTTAAAGAACGGCATTTTACAATTATTACTACTACTTTTAGCCGTTTGGTTGCGAAGAATGGATTTGAACCATTGACCTCTTGGTTATGAGCCAAGCGAGCTGACCTCTGCTCTACTCCGCTATATATATGTGCGGTTTTTTTGTTATTCTTTGTAAGGTTGTCCGCAAAACTCTCACATCAGTTGGGCGCTACCACAGCCTGCTGGTAAGAGACTTTTACTAAAATCTCTTTGAAAATCTCTATTACTAGAGCAAAGTCTTCTTATGAAGACAGATATTGCAGACATTTGGCACTTGGGAATGGCTGTGTTATGTCTGCTTTTGCAACCGTGCATTTATAATCAAAATAGGGTCTTTGTATAGAAAGGTTTTCCCTTTCTTTAAATTTGCAATCTCTTTATATCTATTGCTATTATAATTATATATAATAATAAATGCAATTTTCAATACATAAACGGTGCAATTTTAATGCAATTTATATATTTATAATACTTAATATCTTTTCTATTGCTTTATCTCTTATTGTTACTAATTGTCTCTTTTGTAACTCTTTATCTGCAGTTTTATTATAAGATATTACAGCTTTATCCCAGTTTTTTCCCTTATTATTTATATAATATTCTATTAATATTGCTGATTCTCTACTGTCTATTTTATCTAACCAATTTTTAACTCTAGCTATTTTTTTGTTCAAGTCTTCTCTTTGTATTTTTAGTCTTTGTATTTCGTTCTCTAAAAATACTATATCTTCTTTATTTATATGACGTTGCTCTTTATGATAATTTATTGCTGTATTTGATGTTTTATCTGATATTTTATTTGTATTACTATGTATGCTATCATAAGGTTGTCCTGCTAGTTGCATATTTTGTATTACTTCTTCTTGTGTATCTTCATATACTGTCCCTGCATATTCAAGTCTATTTTCATATTCATCTATTTTTAATTCTATTTCAAATAGCTTGCCTTCGTTTTCTTTATGTTTTTTTAACATATTTTCAATATCTTCTTTTATGTATGACATTCTTTTGTACCTCCTAATACTTTCTTAAATTATTTTCTAATGTAACTAATCTATTTTTCATAGTACTAATGCTCCTTGAAATTTTACTTTTAGGTACATTATTATGATCTATTAAATTTAATACATCTTCTTCAACTTTCTCTGTTTCATTTAGCCAATTATATAATGCTTTTTCTAATCTTTCTTTTTTATTTGCTATTTTATCTTCTTTACTTAGCATATTTATCATCTCTTTCTTATGTACTTGCTTTATCTTCAAAATATTGTCTTATTTGTTCTTTATTTGTTTTAATATCTTCTTCACAATTTATTTCACAATATAATGCTAATTCATTTGTCATTAAATCTATTATTTTTTCTTTTTCTTCTAGCATAGATAAAACTAATTTCATAGCTTCTTGATACTCTTCTGTTATATTATAACAAAGTCCATATTCACTTAAATTATCTAATAACTTTACTGCTTGTTCTGGTGTCATAGCTTGTCCTCCTCTAATTTTCTTCCTTCTATTAGTTCTTCTAGTGCTTGAATAATAATCTTTCTTATATCTCGTGTTGTTTTTATAAAGTCAAGCTCTCTAACGTTATATTGTTCTTTTAATTCTTCTATCTTGTCTTTTACTTCTTGAACTGGAATACTGTTTTTTATACAATGATTTTTAACTACTACACTATTATTTAAATTTTCATAATCATTTTTTAATTTTTCATTTTCTTGATATACTTGTTTTAAATCAACAAACTTTCCTTTTTCTATTTCTATCATATATTTGTTTATATCTATTTGTACTAAATCGCTTTTAGTTATTAAATGTATATTTTCTGTTCCGTATTCTGTACTATATTTTATTACTTTTAATCTTTTGTTTTCATTTTTTATTTCTTCATTCTCTTTTTGTAGTTTTGCATATTTCATGCACCAATAATCACTACCAGTTTTGGAAATATTTGATTTTTCTTTTAACTCTTCATTTTCTTGTTTTAATTCATAGTATCTTTGATATATTTCATCACCATCTGGATATAATAAAGTAGGTTGCTCTTTTCTTCTTTCTTCTAAATATTTTTTTCTGTATATTCTATCATTTGCCAAATCAAGTATTCTTTTATACTCCATATTATACTCTTTAAGACTTTCATTCTCTTTTTGTAGTTTCTCTATTAGATTTAATATTGTTTTATTTGCTCTTATCTCTTGCATTAAATAAGCTATTCTTGGTTCGTCTAACATATCTTCTTTTTCTATTTCTAATTCATCAAGTAATCTTTTCGTTCTTTTATTTATTACTTTTATAGCTTTCTTTTCTTCCTTGTTCATTTATTTCTCACCACCTAACAATTCTAAAACTTCATTTCTACTTACATTAAAATTATCGCTTATAATACTTATTACAACTTCTTCATCATACATATTAGACATATCTTCTTTTAAGCTGTTCACTTCTGTTCTTAGCTGTTCATTCTTTTTTAATACTCTTTTATAATCTGATAAAATATGTTCTATTGCTTGAATGTAATCCTCAGGAACCTTTGCACATATAAACTTGCCCTTTATTGTTGCTTGTAGCGTTAAATACTTTAATCCTTCTATTTTTATTATATCTTCTTCTATACTATTTTTTTTTATTCATTGCTTATTCTTTACCTCCATATAATCCGTTTTCCTGCATGAAATCCTGCTAATATTAAAAGCATTGATGAAATACTTATATTTGCTTTTATTAAACATATTCCAATAATCGCTTCTATAAATGCAACAATAATTTCAAATAAATTAATCTCTTTCATTAATTCTCTTATTATTTCTTTCACTTAAAACACCTCCTCTTCTAGTTCAATAATTTCTCTTATTCTTGCTCCACATTCTGGACAATAATTCATATTGTTATCTATTGGAGTACCTTCTTCAATGCACCAATCACATTTACATTTACTACAATGCCACACATTATAGTCTTCTTCTATTTGTTCATAAGTACAAGTATTTTTATTTACTTCTTCTATAATTTCTTCTAATGCATTTTTATATCTTCTATGTAATCTTGGAACAATTTCATCATCTAACAATTCATTTAATATATTAATATCTTCCTGTATATCATTTTCTTTCATTTAATTCCACCCCTCTTTTACCCTTTTGTCGTAAAACTCTTCTAACTCTTGGCATTTTTCCTTTATTTCTTCTGATATTCTGCTTATGTTTTCTTTTATATTTTGTATAGTTTCTTCGTCATCTTTATAAATTTTAAGATTATTCTTATTTATTAAATACATACTTTGTAAATATAAAATATAATCTGCCTTTTCTATTATATATTGCAACTCTTTATATGGCTCTACTGTATTAGCTCCAAATGCCAATTTAGGCACATTTAAACATTTTTGCAATAGTTCTATAAGGTCATTCTCTTTCATTTAAAACACCTCTCTTTTGCATATCTGCTATAATTTCTTTCTTGTATATAATCTTAAATATTGTATGTACAATATCAGTTCTAAACCATGCCATTTTATTGCATAGCCATTCTAAAAAATCTGACAAATAATCTAATATTACAAATGGAAATAATAATATGTAAGTAATAATATACAAAGCATTCATTGTCTTTTTATGTTTATCAGCCATCTTTTTGGTTATTTTTAAATCTTTTGTTTCCATATCTTATTTACTCCTTCCACGTTCTTTCCTAAATTTTTGCCTTCTTCTCTCTGCTCTATTTCTTGGTTTTGGATTTTCAGCTTCATATAATGCTTGTAATTTTAATCTTTGTTTTTCAGTTAATTTTATATCTGTGTATTCCATATATATTATTTACTCCTTTACCACTAAATTTGCTTTGATTAGGTCATATATTACTTCTAAATTATAAAATTCATCTTCATAATTTGAAAACATATGTATTGTTCTTTTATACTTGTCTATTGCTATATTTTCTTGTTCTTCTAACCAAATATAATCATCATCAACTACTGTAAACCCAGATTTTTCTAAATCTTCTAGTTCTACATCATCTCTTATTTTTAACATATCTATTCTCCTCCTAATAACTCTGGATTATCGTATATATTTTTAGTAATCTCTATTTTTGAAAAGTCAAAATAATCTATTGGCTCTCTGCTAACAAATTCTATTTCATTTCCATAGCATTCTTGTCCACCTTCTCCAATCCATTCTTTAATTCCGTAAGTATCTACTAGGAACCCTGCTTCTTTTTTATCCCATACAATTATGTAATAGCCGTCTTCATCTTCAAAAGCATCTCCCTCGTATATTTCTTGTCCGTTTTTATCGTGTAGTCCGTGTAAATTGTCCTATTGTTTCTTCTTCTACTACTTCTTCTCCTGTACCGCCCTAAATAGCTATAATCTTTCCAGCTTATAAATGGTACATATTCATCTGCACAATTAAAATCAAAAAATAAATAACCATACACCCATTCTCCGATTATCTATTCTTTTTCCTCTAAATTTTATCTCTCTATTCAATATCTTCATCTCCATTCTTTTTAAATTTATCTTTAGCTTTTTGCGTTAAAGTATAAACCTTATAAAACAGATAAGGGATAGATTCAGTATATAACCCATTATCATATTCCTCAAAAGCAGTTGGAACTTTTTCTAATTTTAAGTATCCTTCTTCTGCTAATTGTTTATAAGCTTTTCTTATTTGATATTCAGATGTTCTCATTTCGTGGGCTAAAAATTTAGCTGAAATTCCGTCTACCCAACAACCTGATTTCCAAAATTTGATTTGTAAATCATAAAACATTTTAAGAACCTCTTCTTTAGATACTTTTTTATATTTATTCATCTTCTCCTCCTATTTTAATTTTTTACCACAATTCCAACAATATCTTGCTTCTATATATCCTATTGGTTTGTGATTTTGATTTATTATTAACTTTTTTTCTTTTTTATTTACTCTTAATGAAACATTAAGCCAACCATCATTAGTTCTAAAATATATACCTGTCATTTCACAACAATACTCACAACAATATCTTTGATTTCCATTAATAAATTTATTATATTGTTTTTTAGATTGTCTTTTGTTCATATTTCTCTCTCCTTTCCTAATTTACTTAACATCTTGAAAAAACAATCTTTTTGAGCTTTTATTTCCATATATCTTCTTCCATTACCTCTTACACATAATAAGCATAAATCTTTTTTAGGTTCACATATTAATTGTCCTTTTTCATTATAAGTTGCAAATTCACACATATTACTATCCTCCTGTTTTAAATATTGAGTTTAAAACTTGTTCTATTAATATTTTATTTACTGGACTGTAACCATTACTTTTATTTACTTCTTCTATCTTTTCTTTTACTTTAGATTTCCATTTATTTTCTCCATCATAAAATCCACTTAAATATACTGATATATAATCTTCTTCTATCTCTTTATTTCTGTTTATTAGATTTCTTAATGATTTTAAGTCTGTTAAATCTAAAATAGCTGTTACATTTTCATTATTATTATTTATTTCTTCTTCGCATAATTCTATTATTTCACTTAAGTTTTTTATATCTTCTTCGTTCATAGGCTAATTCTCCAATCTATATTCTATATTTGAAAATTGTTCTTAGGTCTCCATTCTATATTCTGCATTTTTAAACATCCCCTTTGTTACTATTGATTTAATATCATCATTATATATAGTACAATCTCCTATTATTTCATTTGTATAATCTGATGTCATTTCTAAATGAATTTCTCCTGTTTCCATATCTTCCATAATGTCTATTACTTTATATCCATTTACGTAGTCTCCTACTTCTATTAGGTCTATTAGTTGTTTGCTGTGGTTTACTATTTTGCCATACTCTACATCTAAAAAATTAGCTACTTGCAAATTTTTCTTTTCTTCATCTACTTTAAAAATATAGCCTTTATCTGTTCTCACATATTCGTTTACTTCTATCTCTCCCATTTCTGCTCCTTTCTAATACGTTTGCCTTAAACTATCTTCTAAGCAAAATCTATCGTAGTCTTCTTCATATATGTTTAGTTTCTCTTCTAGGTTTTGTATGTAATCTTTATCTATTACTTTTTTGTTTCTTGTAGCTATAAAAATTCCACCAAAGTATATTATCCATACTATAATTATTAAAATCATTAATTTCTTATCTTGTTTACTCATATTTCCTCCAATTCTACACAAATTTTATTTTCTTCTCCGTATTTTTTCTCTGCATATAACATTACTACTTGATTGTCATCTTTATAAGGTAATCCATTTAATGCATCTAATATCGCTTTTGTAATGTTGTCAATATCAGGTTTTCTTAAATCCCAAATATTTTTTATTAGCTCTTCCTTTGCTTTCCTTCCTAAACTTTCTGCAGGTTTAGATTGTATTATTATCTTTGCTTTAAATGGATTCATGTTTATTCCTATGTCTATATTGTATTTACTTTTAAATGCCCATTTTACTTTTTCTTCAAAAGTACTTGTTTTTGTCGGTGTATACATTTTTCCTAATTTTCTACTATATCTTGGTCTTTGTTTTCCTATTGCTCTTTCTTTTATTTCAAAACTATATTTCATCTTTTGCCCTTTCCGCTAATGTATCAAAACTTATTTGACCATTTGCTAATATTCCTTGTAATCTATCTAAACTTATTTTGTGATATTCTGGATCTATTTCTATTCCTATAAATTGTCTTCCTAATTCTTTAGCAGCTACACATGTTGTTCCACTTCCGCTAAAACAGTCTAATACTATATCTTCTTTATTGCTTGAATTTATGATTAAATTTTTTATTATATTTATTGGCTTTATTGTAGGGTGTTTATACTTCTTTTTGTCTTCTACATTTGCAGGACTTATATATATTGTTTTTTTGTTTCGTATGTTCCTTTTATCTTATAACCTCTTTCTCTAAAATATAAACAATATTCTTTATCTGTTATATATTGATTATTTACAAGTGGAATTGGATTTGTTTTGTTCCAAATTAAAACTTCAAACAAGCAATTCTTATCTTCGAAATAATCAAAATATTGATGTAACTGCTCTTTATTGCACCATATATATATATTAATTTTTTTTAGTACTCTCATTAATTCATCTAATATTTTCAAATCATAATTGTTGTCTAACCCTTTACCTTCTATTGCATCAAAATATCTTACCCCTCTGTCTTTAAACAAGCCAGTCATCTTCCCTCCCCCTGTAAATTTATATGGAGGATCTATTATAATTAAATCTATACTATTATCTGGAATATTTTTTATTAACTCATAACTATCTCCTAATGTTATTGTGTTTAGCATATCTTCATATTTCATTTCTAATCTCCAATTCTTCAGTTAAATACTGATATGTATATTTAGGATTATTTTTCCTTTGCTCTAGTTTTTTTAAATTTTTTAATGCTTGAATTAAATCTTTTTCTATAAATTTATTTTTATATTTATCTACAAAAGTATCTTTTAGAGAACGTATAACATCTATTTCATTCTTTACTTGTCTTCGTTCTGCTCTTACATACTTTAATTGTTTTATTATCTTACAAGACTTAACTGCATCTAAATTATGATTTTCTATGTAATGTAATAATTCATCTTGTTTAATATCCCACTTACTTTGTAAATCACTTAATTGTGATAATCTCTTATCTATGTCTTGAAAAAATGCAAGCATATATTTTATAATATCTTCTATTTCCATATTTTCTCTTGTACTCCTAAATTTTCTTTTATCTGCTTTATACTATCTTCTGCTGTTGGTATATTTACATACTTACAAGTCTTTACACCTTTAAAACAAATGGACTCCAATTGTTGGCAACCTAAGCACCAACCTTTTCCGATAGCTTTTGCACATATTCCGTTCTAATTGTGGATATTTCATAGGCTAGTCCTCAAACAATTCCTTATAACATTCTTCACATAAATCTATTTGTTTTTGTTTTTTAAATCCTAAACTATATCCGCTTGAGTTTTTCTCTTTTCTCATTAAATCTAGTCTTATTTCATTGTCTACATCTATTTCCTTTTGACATTTGTCACATATTATTTTATTTATTTTCATAACTACCTCCTACATTTGTGTTATATGTTCCATATTCTCTGAAACAATATCTGCTAAATAATATCTCTTAAAACTTACTGGTTCTTTAAATCTGTTTTTACTACTTTCCCATTCTGTTCTAAATTCGTAACCTAGCTCTTTTAACTCTTTTATTCTTGTTGCTAATTGTGTTATTCCTAAATCGTTATAAGCATCTTTACTTGTTATACTTCCAAACTCTCGTATGTAATTTATTATTCTTTGTCTTTGATTTATCTTCATTTGTTTATCACTCTCCTATCTAGTACTTAAAAACCATTCTTCTATCAGTTCGTCTTGTTTACTTTTATCTAATTTTTTATATTCTTCTATGCTTTTTATTCCTTTTGTTTTTAAAAATGTGCTTATCTCATCGCCTTCTTTAAAACCAATAAAATTTTCCACAGTATTTTCTTTTACTTTTTTATTATTAAATAAATTAAATATATTATTATCATTATTGTTTGTGTCCCTAGTATGTCCCAAGTCTGTCCCGAAGTGTGTCCGAAAGTATGTCCTTTTCTTCTAATATAGGTTGATATTTGTTGTAATTTACAATACTTACAAGAGTTTTTCTTGTGTCCCTGACTTGTACTATCATAATGTCCTGTTCTAGTTGGTTTAAATAATCACTTACTTTATGTCTTGACCAACTCCATCTTTCTGCTAATTGTTTTATTGATGTTAAAGTTTGTCCTCTTTCTATCTCAATAAAACCATTTTCAAAAGGTATTTTTTTGCTTTTATGATTAACTGATAATAATAAGTCAATCCAAGCACTTCGTTTGTCGAAAGGCTCTTTATCTTTCCAAATCCAACTATTTCTAATTTGCCTATAAATTCTAATCCAGCCTTCCATAGTTTTTTCTCCTTTCGTAAAATATAAGGGCTAGTTTGTTGTCTAGCCCCTGTTGTTATAATCCTAATTCTTTTAATGTGTATTTTCTATCTTCTTTCATTTCTTTGTACATTGTGCCTTTTTTGAAGTAAGGAAAATTTATAGATGCTTCGTCTTTTAACTCTATTAATATAAATTCTTTATTACCTGCCTCTTTTCTTATAGCTTCTACCTTGTGTCTAAATGGTCTAATAACACTTGCTAAATATCTCTTTTCTGTCTCGTCTAGTATTTCTTCTTTTCTTTCAAATACTGTATCGTATTGAACTGGTCGTTCGACTTTGATTATATCTAAGTTTTTTCCTATTACCGTATCTTTTAAGTCATTTGTATATTGACTTAATTCTTTTGATATGTATCCACCACTATTTATTAAATTTCCAGCAACTACTGTCCTTTTATCTTCATTTTTATATGTAACTATATCTCCGTTTTTTAAGTCTGCTTTTGTGAATTGGTTTTCTTGTACTAATTTTACATTATTCTTGCTTATTATTTTTACTTTATCTCCAACTTTAAATTTCATTTTAATTCCTCCTAATATTTTTTATAAATTAATTTTTCTTTGTTCCAATTTGCTCCATAAATGCCTTTTAAGTAGTTTTCTATGTAATCTTCATATAATTTAGTATCTTGTCCGAAATCTTCTTGATAATGACATTCTTGGCATAATGTAACTATATTCTCTTCTATGCCTAAACCTCCGTTGACTTCTTTTTATAAAATGTGCGTTCGCACAAGTTTTTTGAACATATCTTCCACAATAAATACATTTATGATTATCTCTGTTCCATACTATTTCTTTTACTTTTTGTGATATTTCACAAGCTTTACTTCTTTTGCTCATTTCTTATCCCAGCTTTCTAACAAACTATTTATCTCAGCCTGTGGCTTTGTTTCTATTCCTACAGCTTTGCAATCTTGAACTAGATTATCTATTAATCTACTCATTTGTTTGCTATTGTAAGAACTTGAGCCATAATATGCATTTATAATTTTAAATTCTGTATCTCCTATGTATGTTGTATCTGCTATTTCACAAAACCAAGCTATTCCTCTATCTGTCCATAATTTTTCAAAAGTCTTTACATCTTGTGTCATTATTTTAAATTGCTTAAATATTCCTAATTCTTTTACTCTTCGTTTATAATCTTCTATTGTATCTATGTCTTTATAATCGCAAACCTCTTGAAGCAATTTCCAAAAGTATTTATTTGCGTCGAGACTACGAGGTTTACGATATTTTTTTATCTCAATAGATAACTTACCCTCTTTTATTTCTTCTAGGCTAGAAATTGATTGTCGTTGTTCTAGAAGTAATGTTATTTTTGGCTTGTTGGTTTTATAGTCTATTGATATGTCTTGTAATGTTCCTACATTTTGCATATTAGCCTCCTAATACTTACATTTCCATTTTTCTGTATATAGATCATACAAGTTATATGCTTTTAGCCATTCAATAAATTTATGTAATACACTTTCTATTGTTTCTGGAAATAAGTCTTTTGTATATTCTTCTTTAAATATTTCTCCGTGGTTCATCTTCAAATTTATTTGTAATTAAATAAATCATCTTTTTTGCTTCTGGTACCATTTCTAAATACATAAGTGTTTGATGATTATTGAAAAACTTACCTACTTCGTAATTTTTGGTATATTTATAATCGTAAATAATTCCACTTTTTAAACAATCTATAATTCCATATAATAAGTAATCTCCATATTCTTTACTTACTTTTACTTGATATGCCCCGCCTAATGTTTCTTTGTAATTTTCTTGCATATAAGCTTCATATTCAAAGCCTTTTTGTATGTTTTCAGTTGCCTCAAATTGTTCTTTATTTAATACTTTTATAAAATCTTCTAATGTTCCATTATTAATGTTATATTGCCAACTATTAAGCAATGTAGGAGTAATATAATATTTAGCCATATTTATCCCTCCTGTGTTACTTCATATTGTTGTTTGTCCTTATTCCATACTAAATTTAGTTCTTTAATTTTCTTTGCAAAATGATCCTTTATCTCTTTTTCACTTGTTAAAATATGATTATCTATATTTTTTATTAAATCCATTACTTCATTTGCATTTTCTGCAGTCATACTTTCCACAATAGGTTCATATTTGTTTATAACTTCTTGATATTGTTTTCTTTCTTCTTCAAATACTTTACTCTCTTCTTGTATGTTTTTATTAGCTTGTTCAAATAACTTTGTTAAGAAGTCATTTTGTTGTGTTCCGTTTAATTCTGGGATTGTATAATTCCCTTTTATTCCAAAACTTGATTTAGCAAAGTATCTTTCACAATTATTGAAGCCTATTGTTTTTTTGTCGCCTCGCATTTCAATAAATCCACCTAATTCAACATTTTGCCATACCGTGTTTTTTGTACTTCCTTCTACTAAAATTCTTAATTTTGTTTCTTCTTCTTGTTTTTCTTCTACTGCGTGGAATATGATTACACAATGTTTTCTTAATTCAAAATATATGTAATTCATAAATCTTGTAAATTCTCTTCCAACTGCTCCATAACCTTGTAAACTTAAAGTTCCGTCTTTTTTTGCGTTTTTAATATCATTTTTAATTACATATGCTTTCATTAATTCAAGCAATTTTCCTCCAGTATCTATAACTATTGTCTCGTAATCACTTAAATCTCCTTTTAAATCATTTAATAATTCTTCATAGCTTTCTGGTTGTATATAATCTTTTCTTACACTTGCCATTGTTCTATTTATCCCAAAGTCTACATCTATTAATAATGGCTTTGGTGCTGATAGTCCTAATGTCGTCTTTCCTATTCCAGGGTAACCTGCTATTAGTACCCTAAATTTACTTGTTTCGTTCATCATTTCACTTGGTTTTTTAATCATTTTCTAAATCCTCCCATTCTCTATCTTCTTCCTCTGCTAAATGCTCATAATAAGCATCCCAGTCAGTTGATTTTGCATAAAAATTGTTATAACATTCATTGTTATATTGTTCTGTTACGTCTAACATTTTTGTTCCTTTCTCTTGCATATCTAATTAAATTGTGTTAAAATCTAAATAGATATGAATTTATATAATTATTCTAAATCTAGCTAGTTTTGAGATTGGTAGTCGCGAACTAGCTCTTTTATTTTGCTTAAAGCTATTTTTTCGTTTGGATGTACTATTGTTATTTTTAATATTTCTCTTAATAAGTCGTTTGTTTCTTCTTTTTCAAATCTTAAATCTTTGTTCTCTGCATATAAAGCTTTGTTTTCTTCTGTTAATTGTTCTGCTTTATTTTCTGCTAGTCTTAAACCTCTTGATCTTGTTCTTAATAAATTTTGTTTTTCTTTACTCCACATATTTATCACCCCTTTCTACATAAATAATTTTGTATAAAAATATACTGATGTCATTCCTACCATTGTAATAAACATCGTTCCATATACTAAAGTATCTATTATTCCTCTTCTGTATGCTTGTCTTTCTTTTTTACTCATTTGTACACCTTCTTTCTATCTATATACTTGTGTTAATATTTCATAAAATTTATCTTGGTCTACTCTTACTCCTCTATTTCCTATTCTAATAATAGCTTCTGCAAATTCTGGTTTCTTTAATTTTTTATATATGTCTTGCACTGTTACATCATATTGTAAGGCTATTTTTTCAACTGATATAAAGTTCCTTCTAGACTTACTACATATATTTGTTGCCATTATATTCACTTCCTTTTATTTTGCATTCTACATATATTTTTTTAAGTTCTTTAAAACGTAGTTTTAAGTTGTCAAGATTTTTTTGAAAAATTTAATTTATTTCTCTTGCTGACGTTTCACAATTTGTGAAAGTAAAAGGTATAAAAATATCACTTACATCACACTGAAAAAGTTTAGCTATTGATTCAGCTTTATCTTTAGGTATTTTTCTTTGATTGTTTTCGTACATATTATAGCAACTAACTGAGACATCTATATTATCTGCAACATATTGTTGAGTATAGCCTCTCTCTTGTCTTTTTTTCTCCATTTCAGTCATCAAATTTCGCCTCCTTTTTTTACCATTTGTGAAATCTGTGATTATATTATAACAACTTGTGAAAGTTGTCAATACTTTTTAAAATATTTTTAACATTTTGTGAAAATATTTTACAATAAGTGAAAAAAATGCTATAATAACAATAGATTTCACATTGTGTAAAATTTAAAAAAGGAAATGATATTATGGAAAATATATTAGGAAAAAGAATTGAAATGGAAAGAGTAAGAATAGGTATTAATCAAATAGAACTTGCTAAAAGATTAAATTTATCTTCTAGTGCTTCTATTTCTCAGTATGAAAGTGGTGAAAGAACTCCTAGTGATGATATAAAATTAAAAATGTGTGAAATTTTTAATTGTAGCTTAGATTATTTAGTAGGAAGAACAGATATTAGAAATCCAGAACAACAAGAAGATCCTTTCGGACTCGCAAAAATAGGATTTAGCATGAAAGATTATAATCCACCTACAGAAACACAAAAAGCACAGATAGAAGAATTAATAAAGGTTATTATGAAAGATAATAAGAAGGAGAATTGATATGAGAACTAAACTAAAAATTTGTTTGATTTTAATTGTTATATATATGATATTTTCTACTTTCTTATATTCCAAAATCACTAAATTAGATGTATCTCAAATATTTTCAGATTATGAACCTTCATTATTTGAGGATATGATTGTTAATGGATTATCATATGAAGAAGCAAAAGAAATTCAAAATGAAAAAATATCTAATAAAAATAATTTTATAATTTTGTCTGTAATAACTTTTACATCAAGTTGTTTTATTTTGTATACTATAGCAACCTCTTCAAAAAATAATATAGATGAAGAATAATAAAGATTATTATATTATGGTGATAATAAATGAAATTAAATGATTTATATAATATAGCGGATAAAGAGAAAATAAAAATATATGATTGGTATATAGAAAATGCTTATGGTTGTTTTATTAATATAGATAAAATAAATGCAATAGGATTAAATTATAAAAATATTGATAACTCTTACATAGAAAAAGAGACGTTAGCTGAAGAACTTGGACACTATTATCAAGATGCAACATACCCTATTAATTGCACAGATATAATTTTGATATCCAAGCAAGAATATAGAGCTAAAAAGTATGCAAGAATGGTACTAATTCCTTATGAGAATTTAAAATTAGCGATTTTAAAACGGAATTAATACAATTTATGCTCTTGCAGATTATTTTGAAGTTTCTGTCAAATATATGAGCGATACAATAGAATTTTATAAAGGAAAATACGGAGAACAAATGATAAACTGCTTTGAATAGCAGTTTTTATTGTATAAGGAGGATTTATGAAAAAATATAAAAAAGGTAAAGATGGTAGATATGCTACTTCTGTTGTAGTTAATGGAAAAAAGACTGCTGTAAAAGCATATTCTACAGCAGAATTAGAAAAAAAAATCATAGATTTAAAATATAAGAATAACAATAATATAACTGTTGATGACACAACTATTACTTTAAGTACATTCGCTGATAGATGGTTAGATATAAATTCTGTTGGAAAAGAAGATGCTACTATTAAAGAATATAAATATATTGTTAATTCTTATATAAAACCAAAATTAGGATTTTTTAAATTATCAAAGATAAAAGTATATGATATTCAAGAAGTTATAAATGAATTAATTGTTAATGACCATATACGTCTTGCAAAAAAATTTTTAATGTATATAAAAAAAATATTAAATGAAGCAGTACAAAACGATATCATTTCAAAAAATCCAGCATTACTTATTAAATCTCCAACATATAAACCTAATGAAAGAAAACCTTTAACAGAAAACGAAGATAAACTTTTAATAGAATGTGCTAAATCACATAAATATGGATTATTCTTCTTGTTTATGAGATTTACTGGTGTTAGAAAAGAAGAAGCATCAGCAATTAAAATTAAAGATATTGATTTAGATAACAATACTATATCTATAAATAAAGCTATTTCTTTTGCTAGTAATCAAGGTAAAGAAAAAACAACTAAAAACAAAAAACATAGAACTATTTATATATTAGATATATTTAAAGAACAATTAGAGGAAAGAGTTAAATATTGTAAAAATAATCATATAGAATATTTATTTACTAAACAAACAAATGAAAAAGAACATTTGTCAGATAGTTCTATTACAAATATGTGTAGTAGCTTTTTATTATATATTAATAAAATTAATAAGAAAAATATAGATGAATTAAATAAACAATTAAAAGATGAAAACAAAATAGAAATAAAAGAAATTTATTTTACACCGCATCAATTAAGACATTCATTCTGTACTATGCTTTATTATGCTGATATAGGAATAAAAGAAGCTCAAGAACTAATGGGCCATTCTTCTGCTGATATGGTTTATGATATTTATACTCATCTTGATATGGAAAAAGGTAAACCTTATGAGAAATTAAAAAACGCTGTTCAAAAATTTATGTAGTTCGCTGGAACTTTTTTGGAACTTTTTTTATTTAAAAAGTTTAAAATGTTTAAAATATTGAATAAGTAATTCAAAAAATTAAGCCGCCACATATATTGAAATGGCGGTTTTTCTTTCTGGCAGGGGTAGTAGGATTCGAACCCACACAGGCGGTTTTGGAGACCGATGTGCTACCATTAACACTATACCCCTATATATT